CATCTCGCGACGGGCGATTGCGCAGAGAGAAGGTGTGGGGCTGGAAACGATTAACAGGTTGGTGAGAGGGGATACCTATCCTCACACACGAAGGGGTTCGGTGCTGGTGCCGATGGAGCTGACGCAGGAAGAGCAAGCACGGCACGAGTACTATAATGAGAAGGTAGCAACGCAAGGGGAGAGCCCGGAGGCGAAGGAGAGCGCGGACAGGCTGATGATACAGATGGGCTATACACGGGGAGAGGATGGACAATGGAGGGAGCCAGCGAAATGATAAGCGAAAGCTTCGAACGGCGCTTGGTGAGGCTGATTGGAGAAGGCAAGATGAGGCTAGAGCTTGGACCAGGACGCAGGACGCTTGTGTGTCTGTGCTGCGGGCAGAAGCGAGAATACAAAGACTATCACATTGAGTGGATGAAAGAGAAAGGGCTGTGGCCCCAAGAGAAGGCGGAATGAGGAACACAGGAAGAATACCTCGTATATATGCTCCTTCAATAAAAGCTGAGGGAGGGTCAACTGAGCGCGCCCTTAAACTGGCGATCGAGCTGGTGATAGAGGCGGAAGGCGTTGACGAGACCAAACGACAAACGGTGATTGATGACCTGACGACGATGCTGGAATCTATGGAGGACTCATGACAACAGATCTCGACACCCTGCTTGATGATGCGCTACAATACCTGCCCGCTCCGCGCCCCGTCAAGGCGCCTGTCGGCCCGGCATTCCCGCCCAGGACGCAGCATCATAGCCCTATCGAGGCCGAATCCAGATTCGTGAGGTTCGCAGCTTGGTGGGATGAACTGATGTGCGCGAAGTGCGGACACGCTGATAGGACATTCGACGGTCTCTTTGAGGAGAGGGAATGGATCCGCCCCGAAGAGCACCCAGCAAGCGGGCCACAGCATTGGCTGAAGAGCATCGATGCTCCGCTGCCGGAGCTGTTGAAGGGCGCCGTGAGCTATGTGAGGTATCACAGGCTGGACTTCTGTGCGAAGTGCATAGGGGCCGAGGGCTGGCCACTGGCGGGGGAGTACAGGAATGGGCGGCACGAGCCGCAGAAGGTCCAGGGGTAGGGCCGCGGGGGCGGCATGATGAGACGGCACGAAGAAGGCAGGATGCTCAACCGCACTATAAGGGTGAGAGGTGAGGTCTGGGAAGGGCTGAGGGAGGTTGCCTCCGTAACGGGAAAGGGCTTCTCCTCTCCCGGAGAAATAGTGGCGATTCTTCTCGCCGAGTGGTGGGAGAAGAGGCAGGAGATTGAGAGGCGACAGGATGAGACGCAAGGATGAAGATAGCAGACCAATTAAGGCAGTGTATTACAACGGGACGGGGGATAAGGCCAAGGCACTGAAGAAATGCGCAGGCGTGCATGCCTGGTCGATGATGCGCAACGCGTACAATCATCTACAATTGCAGCACTTCCCCAAGGCGAGGCACTGTGAAGTGTATGATAACAAGGTGCTTCACGGGACACATACCTTTCAACTGAAGGATGGCAAGTGGGAGCTTCACTCCTACTGGAAGCGGAACCCGAGGTTCGGGCTGAAGGAAGGGGAATGAGATGCCAACCGCACGACAGATAGCGAACGTCGCTCGCTTCCGGCAGGCCGTGGTGGCGACGCTCGAAGAGCATAGCGGACAGGCAATGAGGTTGGACGAGATTCAAGAAGCAACAAGGGCCAAGGTGAAGTTCCCTCCTCATAGAGGGATGGTTATCCTACGCCAAATGGCACAGAATGGACTGGTTGCCAAGGCAGGACAGGGGAAGTACACAGCACTCAACGGTGTCGCTATAACCAAACAGAAGCCCTTGGGCTTCATGACAAGGCTCGAAAGGATTGAGAGCAAGCTGGATGCGATGCTCGCGGCGTGGGGGATAAAGGGATGATGCTGATCTCGGACGATGGCTACGGGTACAGCCTTCTACATAGTGGGAAGGAAGGTGCGTTGCAGAAAACTAATCTAAACAACAGCGGGGCTCCAGACTGGACTACCTCCAGGTCTGTAGACTTCCTCCGCCTCGCTCCGGGGGAGGAACTCTACTTGCGCATGATCGTCGGGATGCTGATTGCGCTGGAGCATTACAAGCCGTGAAGCGTAAAGAGGCAAACATGAACGCGTGTTATTATGCTGTACGCCCGAAGGGTGATCCATCTAACATCCGTATTGAAAAGGCGCTGAGCCCAGCAACCGCCTGTGAAATGGCGTTCGGTAAGGGCAGGCTCAGCCAGTGGGAGTGGAAGGACTTGGGACCGCGAGTATCCGTGATCCAGTCCGATAGCAAGCGCATTGCGCTGCTCACTGACCCAACAGGCTGGATCCCTGCTACAGCATGAACCGCCCCAAATACATTCGCTTCTGCGCCATCTGTGGCAAGCCCCTGATGGAATGGACACCAGAGTGGGCTTGGAAGTGGAGGTACAAACCAGTACATCTGGAGTGTCAGATACAGAAGAGGTTTGGGCAGCAACCGACGGTGCCCTTCAATAAGGGCTGACAACGGGATTATGATACCCACAATTGCGGGATTTACACCCACCCAGGCGCGTGGGAGAATCTCATCCTCGGAGAGGCTCCGGCCATGACAGTATTCACCTGCACTCTAAAGAGCCTGCCACCAAGGAGCTGGCCCAACTGCGGGAGAACATCGAATTCCCACAAAGAGGCGGGATTGCAGAAGAGGATCATTACAGGGCCAAAGCGGCGCTGGAGGAGATCCTCGCCGAACAGGCAGCGAGAGAGCTGAGTAAGGAGCGAGCATGAATTGCAAACCAGGTGACGTAGCCATAGTGGTAGGTGGCTTACGCAATCTCTCTGTGGGAGAGTGCCATTGCCAAGTCGGCAAGGTAGTCAGAGTTGTACAAGCGCGGGTTTCTGCTGCCATACCTGGCATGTGGCTCTGGCGGCTGGAAGAGAGGCTACCTCCCTGTAAGCACTCGATTGCAATTTGCTGTAGGCTGGGAGGCATCTCCCTCGGACCGATTTTCTACCCTGATGAACTCTTGCGTCCTCTTCAAAGTGGAGAGGAGCAAGCTCAGACTGAGGAGCCCGCGACACGCCCAGAAGGTGTCGCACTGACAGCAGGAGACTAACGAGATGGACATTCCACAAGCAGCAGTTCAGGAGGGCAGGACGGCGGGAGGGAACACGGGGCATCCACCCATGGCAGTGCCACCTGCGGCCACTGCACCAGCAAAACCAAAGCGCCCTCCGACGGAGTACACGAAAATCACAATGGCAGACAAGATCAAAAACGAAGCCGGGCTGGAAGTGCCCCGTGTGGTTGAGTTCGCGGGGAAGAAGAAGATGGTCAAGACTGTGATGTACAGCAAAGATCTCGAAACCTGGCATGAAGAAGATCCTGTCGACGGAGACCAGTACGTCAAAGTCAGGTTCGACTTTCGCAACGGAGAGACGAGGGAGTTTTCGCCTCCCGACTCACTCCTGCTGCGTTTTATTGGTCATGGGAGTAGCCAGAAAATCGGAGACGAAACGGCAGGCGAGACGGAAGATGTCGATGACATGGTCGTGGCAGTGGATGCGATCATTGAGAAACTCAACGCAGGGAGCTGGTCCACTCGCGAGCCGGGAGAATCCTTTGGTGGCGCGGCGATTGTCATTAAGGCGCTGATTGAGGCTTCGGGGAAGACCTTGAGCGAGATCAAGGCCTATCTGCAGGGCAAACTCGACGCGGCCAAGGCGAAGGGAGAGACCTTGACGAGGGCGCAACTCTACGCTTCGTTCAGGAATCCCAAGTCCAAGGTTGGGCAGATCGTCCGCAGGATGGAAGACGAGAAGACTGCAAAGGCAGCCAAGATCGATGCGGATGAGGAACTGGCTGGAGGGCTGAAGATCGAAGCAACGCCAACCACGGTGTAAGGATTCTCTCCGCACGAGAGGTACCCCCAGAGTGAGAGGGCCATCCCCCAAACTCTGGGGCTTTTTCAGGGAGGCAGATATGATGATCGCAGAATTGGTTCGACTCCTGGCCAGGTTTCCAGCAAGCACAATCGTGAAAGTCTTCAGCGAAGAGGCAGGAGAGCTTATGCCTGTAACGGATGCAGTATACGGGTCAGAGATAGTGGAGCTTACAACAGATGAAGAGGGGTCAGAGGACGAAGAGGACGAGGAGGACTCGTGATCGCCTGGTGGTGGCTGCCCATAGCCGCCTCCGTCGCATTCGGACTCGGGCTGTGGCATTCTCGTCGACTCGTACTGTGGTGGTATCTTCACAAGTCGAGGGAAGAGCCGCCTGATCTGGGGGAAGAGGATTTGTGGGAATGAAGTTTACGCGTTTAGGTTATTGACAACTGGATGAGGGTGGTGTATCGTGTTCACGTTAACCGGGGAAAACAGGAACATCTAATGCCAAGGCGTCCCTCTCCAATCCCATTAGAGCACATCCACATCAAGGTCCCAGCTGCGGTGAAGCAACGGGTGGAGCTAATACTCTACAGCGTTGCCGAGCGGCGGGTGCCTCAGGGAGCGTGGCAGTGGTTCATCCTCGAACGGATCAGGGACTATTTCGATTACGCGACGCTGGACCTCGCGCCCTATGGATTTCCTCCGGGATTCTTCGTTCGCATTCCGAAGGGGATGCTGGAGATTGTGAAGCAACGATTTGAAGAGGTGACGACTCAATGACTCCTGAATTGCAGGCTCAAGTTGCTGTCTGGCGCGCACGGGCGCTGGAAGGGACACTCACTCTTGACGAGCTGAAGCAATCCACCGCCCTGCTCCGCGAAGGCCGAGTGACCGCCGCGCAGGCGAGCGATTCGGCGAAGCGGTCGGCGAGGCAGAAGAAGGCCAAGGCCACAGTGCTGAGTGCGGAGGAGATGGAGAAGGAGCTGGGGATATGACGGAGAAGTGGGTTCTGGATTTCCTGAACCGGCGCGCGAAGGTCGAGCAGGAGATGCTTGATGCGGCCAAACGGATAGGATACAGCCGACCGATCGACGCCGACCAACTCCGCGCCTGGGCTGAGCGCCTGGGCGTGCCGGAGGATGCGGAGTTCGGGCGGGCTGCACCGGAGCCGGTGGCATGCGAGCCAAGTGCGGAAGCTTGGGCCGCAGGATACAAGCGTTACCGGTACGCACAAGACGTGGAATATGACGTTGACTGGCGAGTAGTTAAAGAATGCTTGCGTTGTGTCCTCGCTGCATGTGCCACCCCGCCCCCGTCGGATGCGAGGGCGAGGCTCACGGATGCGCGCCTGCGCCAGATGCTTGAGGACTACCGCGATGCTTGGTCGCCGGGAGCGCGAGACGAATTATTCGCGCAGTACAAAGCCGAAATAGCCGCCACCGAGCGGGAGGGAGGAGCATGAACGATCTACTCGTGACTTTGCTGATTCTTTTCGGCGTCATCTTCTACGCGATCAAGATATGGTGGCCTAAATGATCTCCTCCTCGCCGGATGTGCAGAACGTGCCAGATGTTTGGGGATTGCTGGAACGGGCGCGCGATGCAATCCTGCAACGTAACGATCTTCGAACCGTGGTAAGCGATATTCGCGACGCCCTCGCTGCTCGCGACCGATTCGTGCTGGTGCCGAAGGCTGCGCCGGCTTCGATGCTGACGCCATATCTGACAATTGAGCAATGGCGTCTGATACTCGCCGCAGCGCCGAAGCCAGAGGGGAAGCCAAAGGTGAAGTGCGAAGAGTGCGGACGTATGGTGACAGCTGGCGATCCTCACGACTGCGAAGACAAATGATCTCCTGCTCCTACCGCACCTTCTGCCGCATCCTGCTGGCGATATCCTACGGGGCGGCGCTGCTGGGGCTGAGCTATTTCGGCTCAGCGATCGCGTACGGGATCTGGAGATTGAGATGATTTTTGGGCTAGTAAGGCAGAAAGTGCTGCCAATTCGCGCAGGTAAACGGCAAAGCGGATCAGAACACCATAGTTCTCTGCGATGCGCGAACCTTGAAAGCAGCTCATGCTTGGCCACATTGCATGCGCGCGAATACCTATCGAGTCGGGATAACGTCCGACCTAGCCCACCAGATCGCACCGTTCTGCCTGTACGCGCTGATTGAGTGGATTGGGAGGAAGCCATAGTGAGAGCCGTATTCCGGATGTCGATTGACGAGGCAATAGTTACGCTTGCCTTCGATGCATTCCGGATCTGTCTAGGGTTAAAACCGAGGAATTGGACGCGGGAAGAAGTCCTTCGCTGGATAAGGATGGTTCCATGAGTAATTGGATCAAAGATATGAATCGCTGCGTTGGGCCAAGACAAGGAGAAGCTATGACCTCCACGATTGATCCGGATGCCGAGCGGGCGCCGAATGCGGAGCCAGATAGACTTGCTACGCAGCATTCAACGAGTGTTGCGCCGGAATTGACCGGAATGTCTGGTTCCGCACTACTGCCACCGCTTCCTCCTAGAGATTTTCAGCATTGTTATGAAACCGGAGTTGGTTTTGATTGTGAGGACGTATGGGGTGAGCAGGCAATGCGCGCCTATGCCCTTGCCGCCTGCGCCGATCGGGACGCGGAGGTTGAGAGGCTTCGCGTTCAACTAGCAGGATGTTCTGTAGCTGCGAATAGCAATACGGAAGAGTCTCAACTGGCCAACACGATTCCAGTTGACAGCTACGGATACTCTGCCAGTTACGGAGACTGTCTGCGGGCGTCTCTCAGAGAACTTACGGAACGACAGCGCACCGAAACGGCCGAGGCACGCGTGCGGGAGTTGGAGCGGCAAGTCGGGAAACTCAAAGAAGTCGGCATGGAGAACGACGCCCTCCGCGCCCGTCTCGACTCCGCCCAGAAGCAAGAGCCGGTGGCGTGGATGTTACGCAACGGAAGTCTTACCGATTGTCGCGAGTTGGCAGATGCGTTTGACGATCCGAAGATTCCGCTCTACCGCTCTCCGCCCCTCCTCACCGACTCCGCCGTTCAAGATGATGACAACGCGCCAGCAATAGAATGCTGGAACGGCGAGAAGAAGGTGACCGTCTATCCGTCAACCGTGCTTCGATCGTGGGGCAAGAACATTGAGACACAGATGTCTGACGAACCCCGCACGCTTAAGTCCGTCGATGACGCTATGCGCTGGCTCTATAGACACCCCGAGGGCGGAGCGGAGATGGCGCAGGAGATGCAGCGGCTTAGGGAGATCGTCGCGGGGCTGAGGGCGCAGATCGAGGCGATCAAGAGGCAGCCGACGGTTGTCACTGTCGACGCAGATATAATCTGGTCGAACGAGGAACAACTTAAGGCCCTTGGTCGAAAAGAGCTGATCGAGCGCCCGGAGCTGCCGTGACCAAATCAGATCAAGCCTGTTCCAACTGCTACTACGTCGGCCGTCCTCGTCAGCTCGGGGCGAACTATATCTGTCAGCGGAGTCCACCCATCTTGCAATGGATGCTCTTGCCCCAGCAACAAAACCCTCTCGACCCGAAGAGTTTGGTAATGACTCCCACCGCTTGCGGAGGCTGGCCCTCGACGGAGCCGGATCAGTGGTGTGGAGAGTGGCGTCCGGTGGAGCTGCAATGAGCTTCGACCTCATTCCTGTCCACAAGATCAAGGAAACTGGACGCGTTCACGAGAAGGGAGTTGAGTTACTGGTCAACCTCCACTTTATCACCTACATTGACAACCAAGACGACGGAGTGTGCATAGAGCTGGCGACGGGGTCGGTTCTCTACATCGAAGAGACCTTCGAAGAACTTGAGCGTCTGATAGGTTATGTTCATTCAACATGGACGAAGGTCCTAAAGGCAGCAGAATGACTACACACCCCCCTTTCCCTGCTGTTCTCGACAGCACTATGATGTCTACATTCCGTGCGTGCCCGCAGAAATTCTACCTGGAGCACATGCTCCACTACAAGCCCCGCACGCCGAACGTCCACCTTCATGCAGGAGGGGCTTATGCCAAGGGCCTCGAAGCGGCGAGGCGATCCTTCTTCGAACTGGGGGAGGACGCCGAAACGGCAGCCGCCAAGGGCATGAAAGCCTTGATCGAGGATTATGGAGACTTTCAATGCCCAGACGACTCAGCCAAATCCCTAACCCGCATGATGGGAGCACTGGAGTACTATTTTGATCGATATCCTCTCGCTGAAGAGCAAGCGGTCCCCAGCCAGGTCAGCCCCGATCGCAAGGGGGTTGAGTTCTCCTTCGCGGAACCGCTTCCGATCCTCCATCCAGAGACAGCGAATCCAATCATCTATTGCGGCAGGATGGACCAAGTTACGGACTTTGCGGGAGCCAGGTACGGAGAGGACGATAAAACCACGTCTCAGCTTGGTGCCACGTGGCCTCGCCAGTGGGATCTTCGATCGCAGTTCACTGGATATTGTTGGGGCTGCCAGCAGGCAGGTATCCCAATTCAGGGATTTCTTATCCGAGGCATTAGTGTCCTTAAAACCAAGTACGACACCCTTCAAGCGCTGACGTACAGGCCACAATTTCAGATTGATAGGTGGTTTAAACAGGTGCAGAGAGACATCACCAGAATGATAGAGTGTTGGAAGGAGGGGTATTGGGACTATAATTTGGATGAGTCGTGTACCTCCTATGGAGGGTGCATGTTCCGCAAGGTGTGCATGAGCGAGGATCCTGCACCGTGGTTGGAGATTGACTTCGAGCACAGGCGGTGGGATCCGATGTTGAGGAAGGAGTTTCCGTTGTGATCGACGCCCGCCTGATCCCGAAGCTCCGTAATTACCTGATGGCCTTTGAACATTTCCTGACCGATGCAGAGGCGTCAGCTAAGATCGACACTGCCTACGCAAGGCAGGAGGGGTATGATACGGGATTCACGCATGGAAAGGCCGCAGGGCGGAAGGAGGGAAGGGACAGTGGATTCCAAGACGGGTATGAAGAAGGCTATCTAGCCGGGCTAAAGGCCAGGGTGATGCCTGCGGAGGGAGAGGATGCTCAAGAAGAAGGCTAAAGCTCCGCTGCGCAATCCGAAGGAGCTGGCAAAGGCAATTGCCAAGATGATTACCCTGGGGCAGAAGCCGCCCCGTAAATCAGGAGGGAAGAAGAGATGACTTTAGCCACTACACTCACAGCCGTGCCCGCTCCCGAACCCGTTATCCTGGCTGGGCCGAAAGAGTTGCTTGAAGGTCCCGCCGGGACGGGCAAAACCTACGCCATCGGCACGATGGTGGACTGGGCGGAGAAGCACGGGAAGGAGGTGTTCGTTCTCTTCCTCGAACAGAGCCTGGAGACCCTTCTCGGCTACTGGAAGGATGTAGGCAAGCCGGTTCCTTCTTGTCTCCACTGGCATATCCAGCCGATCGCCCCACTCAGCTTCCAAGCTCTGATGACCGGAGCAGACAACGTCGCGAAGCTCAGCTACGACAGCCTCACCAAGCTGATCGACGCCACCAGGGCCGGAGCGAACAATGCATTTTGGCATGTCTTGGCAACGTGTACGGACTTTCCCGATGACAGGTCAGGCAAGAAGTTCGGCGCCATTGATAAGTGGGATACGGAGCGGATCTTTGTAATCGATTCGCTCAGCGAGTTGGCCGCTGCAGCGGAGAAGATGACTATCGGGAACAAGCCCATGATGGCACAGAAGGAATACCGGGTAGCGCAGAACAAGCTGATGAACTTCCTCCGCAAGCTGATCACCTGTCAGTGCACTGTCGTGAT